AATTAGCACATTGGTCTTGAAGACTGGCAAGAAGGCATACGCTATCCGGCAGGAGGGCAGCAACCCATTCACTGGAACGAAGACAGAACTTACCGTTGGTAAGTACCGCAACAGCTGGAAGAACACCGTATCAGTCGTTGTATTGGCAAATACACCAGATGTTTGCGCCAATATCATTGACGGCTTGGCGAACGGAAAGTTTGTTATCATCCTTCGCAACCTTTCAAAGGGAGCGGACGGAAAGGCAGAGTACCAGGTATTCGGGTATGCGCAGGCACTGAAGGCAAGCGCAGGCGAGAACGACAAGTACTCAGACGACACCGAGGGCGGCTGGCTTATCACGCTGGAAGAGGAGAGCGTACCGAAGGCAGCTTATTTCTTCTTTGATACAGACAGCGAGACAACGGCAGCCAAGTACGCCAGTCTGACAACAGAAGCCGTAGGAGGTTAAGCTATGACCTACGAGGAAGCAATAGCCAAGGTCGGAGAGTTGAAGGAACGGTATGACAGTCCCTTTGACGCATCCGACAAGGCAGTTATCGAAACTCTATATTTCGAGGTAACACGGAAGCGGTTTGTACCGACAACCTGCCAGCAGTGTTACCACGATGCTTTGATTGAAATTTATCTAAAACTCAAAAAAGAAAAGGCTATGCCAAAGCAATGTAATTACGTAATGAAGGCAGGCTTCATCATTTCCTGCCCCGATTTCTATAATGGTAAGATTTTCACAAACGAGAACCTGACCGACAAGGTAGCGCACGAATATCTGACGAAGTACCCACAGATGGAGAAATACTTCCAGAAGATACCCAGCGAGGAACTCATCGAGAACAAACAGCAGCCAGCAGGCAGCGACAAGAAGAAAGACCTCGACCAAGCCGAAAAAGCAGGCAAGGAAGAGTAATAAAACAACAGGTAAAACGACACAAGCAAGATGAACGTAAAGACAGTTAAGAAGCCGAAGCGAAGAATTGATATTGGCTACGTCAGCCGATTCAAGATGCAGGCATACGGATATGATAATCTATATCCGCAGAACCTCGCACGCATCACGGAAGCCAGCGGAACGGCAATGCTCTGCCTTAACCGCTACGCCCGATTCATTGAGGGCTACGGCTTCGACAGCGATGTTATCGCAGCGTTATCGATGAACCCGCAAGGGGACACGGCAGACGATTTGCTTCGGAATGTATCTGGCGACCTCGCTAGGTTTGGAGGCTTCGCCCTTCACGTGAACTACAACGTTCTCGGGCAGGTGTCGAGCGTGAGCCACGTACCCTTTGAAAATTGCCGACTGGAAGAGACGGACGACAAGGGGAACGTGGCGCACGTCTTGCTGCATCCAGACTGGGAGCAGAAGAAAACGAGGAACGGAAAGCGGTTGATGGTGAACGAGAAGACCATCGAGCGCATCAACACCTTCAATCCCGACCCCGACATCGTTCTTGAACAGATTGAGAACGCTGGCGGTATCGACAGCTACAATGGGCAGATTCTGTGGCAGAGCCTAGACGGAAAGTTTATCTATCCGACAGCCAGCTACGATTCTGCCATCACGGAGATTTCGACCGATGAGGGACTGGGCAACGTGAAGATGAGAAACGTCCGCAACAACTTCCTCGTATCGTGTATGCTCGTAACCAAGAAGGGCGTGCCTAAGTTCAACGAGAAAGGCGAAGAGGTGGAGAGTGGACAGATGATTTCCGATGAAGACCTTTTGCAGTTTCAGGGGGACGAGAACACAGCGAAGATTCTTGCGGTCGAGGTTGAGAACGAGGAAGACGAACCGAAGGTTGTCGCCTTTCCGACAAAAAACTTCGACAAGGAGTTTTCCGTGACCGATAGCAGCGTTATCGAGCGCATCTACGCACAGTTCCACCAAGAACTCTTCTACTCCATCCGTATTGGCAAGCTGGGATTCAGCGGACAAGTGATGCAGGATGCCTACGAGTACTATGCAGGCGAAGTGACGACAGAGCAGCGATTCATTGAGCGAGCCTTCAAGAAGATTTTCGAGAACTGGCACGATCCAGGCATTCAGAACATAGACCCCAAACTACAGCCGTTGAAGTATATCAGCAGCGAGGCGGGAAACAACACCATCAAAAACGAATGACCATGCCAAAGATTGAACGTAAACCATTATTGACGGTCGAGCAGTTCAAGCAACTTGCAAGACCGACCAGCGCACACCTTGATGAGGATGAGGTGGAGAAGCTTATCCGAGAATGCGAGGATGCCTTTATCTTGCCAGCCATCGGCTGGGCGAACTTCAAGGCATCAATCGGACTTTGCCCATGGGACAACACCTTCGACGATTCTTTTATTCCCGATTTATTCTTGGACGGAGGCGAGTGGGACACCAAGGAGAGAGACGAGGACGGAAACGAATTCAAGAAGCTAAGGTATTGTAACGGTGTACGCAAGGCGGTCGCTTATTTCACGTATGCGAAGTTATTGCGAGCCGATGGAACAATTATAAGCCGTGCGGGCGGTATGCGTCACAGAGACGAATATTCCGACCATGTGCAGGACATAACCAACAACAAGCAATACAACGACATTATGGGATTGGCAGAAGGGTATTTATCCGACTGCCTATATTATCTTAAGTATCACGCAAAGAGCAAGCAGATAAGCCCGGTTAGAGGTAGTCGGGCGCATGTGCATGCGATAGGAGACTAGAGCGTATGGCAGACACAGTAATCAAGACAATTTCCCAAATGCGGGAGGTGGCTCAAAAGGTCAAGAATGAGACGGAGGTCGGTTGCAATACCGCAGACCGTGTCGGAGGGCTTTTCGAGGACATCGTAAATCATATCGGGCAGCACGAAGACAGCCTTTTAGTCCTTGGGGAAAGCGAGTATAATTCCATCAACAAGGACGAAAGCAAGATTTATTTTGTTTACGAGGAGGAATAGGTATGATTCGGGCATTTGGACACGACATAGCGATAATACAAGCCAAGGGCAAGGTTATCGCGGCGGTCTATCGAGGAGCGAGGCTTGTTTGGCAAGCAGTCCGTTCTTGCTTCGGGAGCGGGCACTGGATAGACTCTAAACCATGGATTGATAGCGAAGCATGGAAAAATAATTAAAAGTAATAACAATGGCAAAAGTTTATGATAAACCGATAAACCTTTCCACCAACTGGGGAGGGGATTCCAGCACTGGAAACTTGCCGGTGTCGGGACGGCGAGTACAAGAACTCATCAAGAACACATTCGCTAAGAAGGGCGGCTTCTTCCAAGTTAAGGATAGCAAGTTTTTGCAGGTTTTTGCCAGCGAGGAAGACGCTAAGAACTACAACAAAGACAGCGAGAAATACGCCGACTTGGTTCTCTCGCAGATTCAACTTCCGAACACTGGAGCAACGCAAGCGACAATGAAAAATACGATTCTCGCCACGCCTAGCGAATATACGACCCCTGGGAGTGCCGAGATTTTCAAGTTTAGGTACTTATCCTATTACGACAACGAGCAAGACCTTTCTCAGATGAGCGGTTCTTGTACGGTTTACGTTGCGGGTTTGCAGCGTGAGCGCATTTCCCTGCGTTCGGGCAGCACGTATACGATTGATGTAACGAAGTACATAGGCGATGATGTTACGGAAATCAGATTCACTATCGACAACGGGGAGGGAAGCAGCAGAAGCTACGTTTACGAAGTCACAACCGTAAACCTTTTTGTTTCTTCAAGCTTCGATAGCGTGACCGCATACGATGGTGCAATCCCATTTGTGTACACACCAATCGGCAATATCAAGAAGGTCGTCCATATTCTCTTGGACGGCGAGGAGATACACACCGAGGAGACGGAAGTCAACAACCGCCAGCAGTCCTTTGAGATTCCAGCGCAAGCGCACGGAGCGCATAGCCTGGAAGTTTATCTGTCCGCATCCGTGCAGGGGTCGGAACTGAAGAGTAACCACCTTAACTTTGCGCTCGTCTGTATCGAGCGAGGAAACGAAACCCCAATCATCGCTAGCACCATGGAACATATCTACATGAAGCAGTACGAGACGGTTTCCATTCCTTTTGTGGTCTATGATCCATTGAACAACCCAGCAGACATTACCTTGAAGATTAACGACTCCACCGTGGCAACCAGAAAGGTTGACCGCACCCAGCAATCGTGGGTATACAAGTCGATGAGCCAAGGCGGTGCCGCTATGACGATAACTTGCAGAAGCGTAAGCAAGACTTTTCCATTGACTGTTGACAAGTCTTCCATCACATCAGAGGCAGAAACCAGGAACCTCGAGTTGTTCCTAACCTCGCAGGGCAGGAGCAACCAAGACACCAACAAGGAGATATGGAAGTACAATGACATCGAAGTTTCTTTCAATGGTATGAACTATCAGACCAACGGCTGGGTCGAGGACTCGGACGGCAACATTGCTATGCGCTTAAGCGGCGGTGCAACAATGAGCATACCTTTGCATTTGTTCGCCAAGGACATCAGACAAACTGGAAAAACAATCGAGATTGAGTTTGCCGTAAGACAGATAACCGACTTTACAAGCGTAATCCTATCATGCATGCAGGGCGGCATCGGCTTGCAACTGACCCCTAATACGATTTCCATTACATCGGAGCAATCAGCACTGGAGACCAAGTACAAGGAAGATGAGCGTGTACGCATCTCTTTCGTTATCGAGAAGCGAGCCAATAACCGATTGATGCAGATATACATCAACGGCATCAAGTCCCAGTCCTTGCAGTACCCGAACAACGATGGATTCACGCAGTCGGCACCTGTAGGAATAACCGTTGATTCTTCGACAGCCACAATCGACATCTACAATATCAGAAGCTATTCCAACAACCTCAACGCCCAGCAGCTTCTGGACAACTACATTGCGGATATGGACGACATAGAGAAGAAACTGACTATCTTCAACCGCAACCAAGTTTATGATACATACGGTAATTTGAGCTATTCCAAGTTGCTGGAGCAGATTCCGTGTCTCATTATCACTGGTGAGCTTTCCCAGTACAAGGGCGACAAGAAGACCGTAGCTATCGAGTATGTGGACAAGAACAATCCAGCGAAGAGTTTCACCGCAGACGGCGTGGAGCTGAACGTGCAGGGTACTTCTTCGCAGTACTACCCACGCAAGAACTACAAGGGCAAGTTCAAGAACGGTTTCAATATGACCGCCAGCGGCAAGCACGAGGATAACTTTGCGCTTGATAAAGATGCAGTTTTGCCAGCAAACGCCTTCTGCTGGAAAGCGGACTTCGCCGAGAGCAGCGGCACACACAACACGGGACTTGCTAATTATATCGGCTGGATGCTCAAGGAGGCGGGCATACAGACAGAGCCACAGAAAAAGAACTCGCTCATCCGTACGACCGTATATGGAGAGCCATGTTTGATTTTCCACAGAAGTAAGGCAGGGGAGACACCTCTGTTCATCGGCAAGTACAACTTCAACACCGACAAGAGCGCAGAGAACACATTCGGCTTTGCGGAGGGGGACGAATCGTGGGAGTTTCTGAACAACACCAGCGACCGCTCGAACTTCCTTTCAGCCGATTTCAGCGGTGACGGATGGAAGAACGATTTCGAAGGTCGTTATCCTGACGGCAACGAAGACATCT